GGTTAGCGCACACACGTAGCTTACAGTCCGTTTTGATGATAGTGTATCCAAGTAAGGCCCGAAGGCCCCACTCTTAGTCTCGCTTGAGTACGAGACCATAGAATACGTCGCCTTCTTTGGTGGTCCAAGGCTTGCCGGTTTCGCGGTCCGGCCATGGCACGACATCAAAGTGGTGACCCGCAGGTGCACTAACGTCAAATTGTTGGTCACGTTTGAACGTTGGGTAATCGTCACCTGCATCTTGGCACTCGACCCATGTCTTGGTGCCCTTGGGAAGAGCCACGCCAAGGTGTTTGGCAGTATAGGCGTCGTCTACAAAGAGCAGACGTTCCTCAAGAGAATCTGGGGTTCGTACAGTTGCGGTGAGACCAGTGTCGGTCTTGCGGATGGGAAAGAGGGTAATGTCCTTCACGGTGTATGAGATTAAGGGGTTACTTGTGAGGAACGAGCAAGTCCCGTTCCACACGCCACCGGGGTGTTGTCTTGTGGGGGTAACACCGGGGAGGTATAGTGGGGGTGGTAAGCAAACTCATACTTCCCTAACTTTGGGTATGTTTATAGACCCCCTGTACACGATGAAGTGTGTAGACAATTACTTGTTTACATTCTACCAGTGTCAAGGGGGTGGGGATGTTGTTATCATCCAAACGACCACGGGTGTCTATATATCCGGGGACATGTTACACGAGGACATGGATGATGCGACTTATGCCCTATTAGAGAACTGTAAGTCTGGCTAATCTGTTATGCTATTATGAGTAAGTACTACAAGGACGTGGAGACACGTAAGAAGATTGATGCCCTATTAGAGATGAATGCTTGTATTCAAGCTAATCTGGGTACTAAGAGTAAGTTTGACATGAAGAACCCGGTTGCCGCTGAGCAGATCTGGTATCAGTTCTTGGTTGAGATTAAGGCGCTGGACGATGAGTTTTATCAATGCATTGCGACCAGGGAGGAGAAGGATATGGTGACCAAGAAAATCTATAATAAGCGTAGGTTCAGGGAACAGCAAGCTGAGACTGTATAATTTTCCTATATTTCGAGGAAATTAAATGTCATGGAAATTGTCAAGCCCGGGATAGAGTATCGGCTGCACAACTTCAAGTCAGAAACTGAGTACCAAACGGTGCGCTTCACAGAGAAGACACCTACCGGGTTCAATCCAGGGACGACCAATGAGGAGGTGGTAAGCATGCTCATCGATCGTCTGTATGCTCTACAGAACAAGAACTTCTCAGTCGAGAATCAGTGTTGCATCATTTTACTTAAGCAAGTTCGTGTGCTGCTCAAGAAGCGCTTGAACCGTAAGATTGATCGCGTGAACAAATACCAGGAGAATGCAGCTGGAGATTCAAACAAGTAAGAAAAGTTTCGTACGCCATTACTTAGAGCTATTGAATGGTATCTTGAAGCTGACTCCGCGTGAGCTAGATGCCTTGCTGCATTTCTTAGAGTACGACCAAGAAGTGGCATGCAGTATGCAAGCACGTAAGCACGTAGCAGAGGTGATGAGCTTCAAGAGCGTGTCGGTGCTAAACAACTATGTGAAGAGTTTAAAGGACAAGCAGGTCATCTATAAGGATCGCAGTGGAGTGTATCGATACAACGACATTGTAAAACCTGACGGAACCCTTGAGTCTCTTACCTTCAAATTCATCGTCGCAGAAACCGCTGTTCAAGCTGGAGTATGAGATTCAAAGTCTCGATGTACTCTTTGCCTTTGAACTGCAAATGGCTGCTGAACTAGAAGGCCAGTCAGTAAACTACGAGACTCAGATTACTATAGGCCCCGAACACCCGACCATAACCTACTACGTATATGCCCCGCCCGAGTAAAGTAATGCACGAAATCATCCTTGAGATTGTTGAGGAAGACGGAGGCACGTATGATGAGGTGGCCGAGGTAGTAATGAGTCAGTTTGGATTTTTACGTAAGCACATGGAGAAGGGCGCCTTTAGTACCGTGCGCCTACCATATCTCGGCAAGTTCTATGTCAAACCTGGGCGATTGTCAAAACTGAACCATGCGGTTATTCAGAGAAGAAAACTTTAAGGTAGTAGTAGACGTAGAGCTGAAACTCATCCCTGAGTTTAAAGCGCTGCTCACACGTGACCGGACGAAGGATAAGAAAGAGGCGCTCAAGGAGTTTAGCTACATCTACTTTATCCACGACCATAAATCGCCCTACTACATTTATCCGGAAGACGAGCGGCGCTTACGCGTGTCCACAGATACAGGGTTGGGCAAAGACTATAAGCCCGATGACAAAGTCAAAGCAGCTATTGCAAAGTATTTGGAGCTGTCAAAAACTCCCACCCTTAAAAGTCTTGCATCTATTAGGGAGGGTCTTCTTACGAGCAGTCGGCTCATCGATACGCTACGTGAGCGCATTGATGCTGCTCTTGCTGATCCTGATTTGGAAGATATTGACCCTGTTACTCGTTCCGTTACACGCATGTTGGAGATTTCTGAAAAGCTCCCTAAGGCGATTGAGAACATTACCGTTCTTGAAGAGAAAGTCCGCAAGGAAGAGTCCAACGATACGCGTATTAAAGGTGGAGGTAAGAAAGGCCTCTTCGAAGATTGACGACAATGTTGACTAACACCCGTGAATTCAATAGAGCAGGCCGTCATTTTCTAGAACATGGCTTCTACTGCGGCGACCCAGAGGGGTCTGCAGCATACTTTGAGTTTTGGGCAGAGCAGTTACGCCGGTGTACTGAGGGGTACACGGTAGGAGATGTGTCCATCACTGGACACCATTACTTCTACTTGAATTACGTACAGATAAAGCTGACTGACAAGGGTAACAAGAAGATTTTGAGCTTCCCCAACTTCTGGGATGGGGACTATGAATACTTCTGGCTGCAGGAGATAGCCCGTAACGGGATCAAACCAGTAGACTATGAAAGGCTGAACCTTTCCACACACGTGGAAGAGGCTCATATGAATGGTGGGCGTCATATGATCGTAGGTAAGGCGCGTCGTAAGGGATTCTCTTATAAAAACGCTGCTCTTGTTACGAATACGTTCAATACGGAACGTAACAGCTACACCCTTTTATGCGCATTTGACAAGAAGTACTTGTACCCTAAAGGTATCATGGCAATGGTTACTGACAACATGAACTTCTTGAATGAGCATACCGGCTGGGCTAAAAGGCGCCAAGTTGTAGACAAGCAAAACCACCGCAGGGCCAGCTATTTAGAGTATATGTCGGGCCAGCAGGTGGAGAAGGGCTACAAGTCGGAAGTAGAGGCTATCACATTTAAAGACAACCCAGACGCTGCTCGTGGTAAAGATGCCTCCATCGTAATCTTCGAAGAGTGTGGCGCTTTTGACAATCTTAAAGCGTCATACCTGGCAACTAAGCCAACTGTAGAGGATGGAGGTATCACCACGGGGCAGATGATTCTATTTGGTACGGGTGGTGACATGGCTGGAGGTACTATCGACTTTGAGAGTATGTTCTATAACCCAGAAGCATACAACCTCCTACCTATTACCAATATCTGGGACGAAAGCAGCGACCATACCACTTGTGGGTACTTCTTCCCGGCATACAAAAACAAGATTAGGCATATGGACCACGATGGCAATAGCGATATTGCAGGTGCTCGCCAATCTGAGGAGGCTACACGAGAGCAAATCAAGCGTGACGCGAAAGATGCGGGGGTGCTTGATAAGCACATTACCGAGTACCCTTTTACTCCCAAAGAAGCTTTCCTACAGCACAGTAGCAACGTATTCCCTACGGCTGCGTTGATTGAGCACCGCAATGAGCTAGTTCGCAGCGGTATGTTTAAGAGTTTGGCTGTAGCAGGGCACCTTGTAGAGGGTAAAGAAGGCGTCAAATTGCGCCCAGACGACCGACTACGCCCTGTAATGAAGTTTCCGGTACAACGTGGGGACGATACTACCGGATGTCCAGTAGTTTATCAGTCACCCTACAAGCAAAATGGCGAGGTACCACGTGATTTGTACATCATCGTGCATGACCCTTACGCCCAGGATGGCTATGGCACGTCTCTAGGAGCCGCATACGTCATAAAACGTGTAAATACGCTTAGTCAGCCGGACGATATGATCGTTGCTTCCTATGTAGGACGTCCTGATACGCAGGATGAGTACAACTATAACCTATTTTTGCTAGCAAAGTATTATAATGCACGTATAGGTTTCGAGAATGACCGAGGTGAGATCATTCCTTATGCCAAGCGTCATAAACTAATGCAGTATCTGATGCCGGAGGTAGAAATCTTCGACAAAACAGACAACGTTCGGATACGCAAGCTGGGCCGTAGCTACGGTATGAGCATGGGTAGCAAAGAACGCAAAGGGCAAGCAGAAATTTACTTACGAGACTGGCTCAAGACACCGAGAGGTCGTGATGAGCAAGGTGAGCAAAAACTCAACTTGCATTTCATTTACGATATAGCACTTATCGATGAGCTAGTAAAGTACAACAGGCGCGGAAACTTTGACCGGGTATCCGCCTTGCTGGTAGGCATGTTCCATCTGAAGGATCTGCATACAAAAGAAGTTCAGTTAGTAGAGCAACAGAGCGAAAACACTTTTTTTGATCGAGCCTTCTTCTCATAAAACGCATACGGATGTTTCAAATCCCTAAACAAAAAATTGCTAGGTCTCGCAAGACTAAAGACTGGGCTAAAGAGTGCATTCGTGCATTCATCAACCGCAGCAGCTTTAGTACGAGCACCAAGCACACGTTGCAGACGTACTACGAAGCCTATAACGGTAATATCCGTGAGGCAGACTACAACTATGTTACCAATCCTTACAACAGTGAGGCTTGGGCAAAGAAGAACTTCCCTGCACGTCTGAGGAACTATAACATCATCAAGCCGGTAGTTGACCTGCTCTTAGGTGAGAAAGCTAAGCGTCCCATGGCTTATCAGGTGGTTGTACGCAATGCGGATATCGAATCACGCTTTGACAAGTACCGCCAGCAGCAGTTTAAGGAGTACTTAGAGCAAGTCTTTATCAATGAGGCGAACGCACAGGGTATGGAAACGGGGCAGGAGTCCCAAGAGATGCCTGTTGCTGAGGAGTACATGGAGCAGGTACTCAGTAACTACCGCGATTCTCGTGCCATCATAGGTCAAGAGGTATTGAACTACCTATTCGACTGGCTGAACTTTGAAGATAAGAGCCAGCGTTTGTTCTTTGACTGGCTTATTGCCGGTGAGTGCTATACGTACAAGGACGTATGTATGAACGACGTTGAGTATGATGTCGTGTCGCCTTTGGATATTGACTATGAGAAAGGACCAGATGTAGAGTTCATTGAAGACGCTGATTGGGTCGTCCGCCGCCAAATCATGTCGGTAAACCAAGTTGTAGACCGCTTCTATGATGTGTTGAGCAGCAAAGACATTGACCGACTCGAAGCTCCGCATGGTAAATACCGAGATAGCAGCTACGGAGGTGTGCAGAGTATGTTCATCAACAAGCCAGAGGACGATGAGTCCGACCGTATGGTGGAGGTATTGCACGTTTGCTGGAAGTCCTTTAGCCGTGTAGGTATTCTCAAGTTCACTGATGAGTTAGGGCAGGAGCAGGAGATGGTAGTTGACGAGTCCTACAAAAAAGAGGAGGGCGAGGATATTACCTACTACTGGGTGAACGAGGTATGGGAAGGATACCAGATCGATAAAGACATCTATGTATCTCACCAACCGCATCCGGTGCAGCGCAATGAAATGAATAACATTTCTGTCTGCAAGCTGCCATACAACGGTCGTGTGTACAGCAATCGACACAGCGACAACATCAGTGTGTGTAGCATGGGCTTGGCGTATCAGGTGCTTTACAACGTATTCCACTACCGACTGGAGCTGTCTATTGCTAAGAACAAGGACAAGATTATGCTGATGGAGATGAACACCATCCCCAAACGCCATGGGTGGGATGAGGAGAAGTTCATGTACTACGCAGATGCTATGGGTTTTGCCTTTATTGACTCTACAGCAGAGGGCAAGAACAACGAGCGCGTGACATTCAACCAGTATCAGGTACTGGATATGTCCTTAGGTCAGTATATCGCTGCACAGTTCCAGCTTTTGCAGGCTATCAAGACGGAGTGGGAGGAGATGATTGGTATTAGCCGGCAGCGAAAGGGTCAGGTGAAAACCTCTGATGGTGTGGGCACCACTGAGCGTGCCATTTTCCAGTCTTCTGTCATTAGCGAGGAGCTGTTCCGCCGGTTTGAGAACTTCATTGAGCGCGAATACTTGGGCTTGCTAGATACAAGCAAGATTGCGTGGCGTGAAGGCAAGAAGATGACTTATGTGACAAGCGATTTGCGTACAGCTATGATCAACATTGACCCTGAGGAGTATCAAGAAGCGGAGTACGGTGTCTTTGTCAAGAACAATAGCCGCGAGCAAGACAAGCTCCAACAGCTCAAAGGTCTTGCACAGGCATTTGCGCAGAACGGACAACAGCCCGGTACGATTGCAGAAATCCTCGATACTAACAACTTCAGCAAAATCAAGACACTCTTGGCAGAGGTTGATAGCAAGCAGCAGGAAATGCAGCAGCAACAACAGCAGATGCAGCAACAACAGCAGCAGGCACAGATGCAAGCCCAACAACAGATGCAAGCTGAGAAGCAGCAGTTTGAGGCTGATCAAAATGAGCGCGATAGAGCTGTTAAGGTAGAGTTGAAGAAGATGGACCTTGCTGCTAAGATGACTACTGATGCCGATGGTAACGGGCGTAAGGATGAAATTGACAAGGCAAGGCTGGAGGTGGAGCGTCAAAAAGTAGACCTCCAAAGGCAAAAAGGTTGATATTAGTAAAATAAACGTTTCTCATAGGAAATCCGTCATATAATTCGGTATATCAAATACTTTTGTAGCAATGGCAGAAGAAAAATCACTCGATTTAAGTCAGGTAAGCGTAGCAAACCTGCTTAATGACCAAGCCCCAGCGAGTATCCCTACTCCCGAGGCGGCAGTTGAAGAAGAGGCGCCTGTAGAAGAAGTTGCAGAGCCTGAAGTTGAACAACAAGAAGAGGTAGAAGAACCAGCAGCTGAGGAAGTTGCTGATGAGCCTGCCGCTGAACCAGAAGCAGAAACCTCAGACGAACCGGAAGCGGGGGAAGAGGAAGAAGCGAGCATTATTGACACTCTGCGCCAGAAAATGGGCTATGATGTCCAAGGCGAGTTTGGTGAAGACTACGACGGTGTTGTAGGATTTACTCAAGCAGTAGCTCAGGAGATTGCTAAAGAGCAGCTTGATGCAGTGTTCTCACAGTTCCCAGACGTAGAGCAGTACTTGCAGTACCGCTATAACGGTGGGGATTCTAAGAAATACTTTGAGGCTACCAATCCAAACGTGGATTTTGGAGCCATTGAGCTGAGTGATGAAGATGTCTCTATGCAGCGTATGGTAGTCCAGGAGTTCTTGCAACGTCAGGGCTATACCGCTGAAGAGATTTCTGAAACGGTTCAAGAGTATGTGGATGCCGGTATTCTTATGGGTCAGGCTAACCGCAGCTTAGGAAAGCTCAAAGCAGCTCAGGAGCGTGAAGCGAAGGAGTTGGTAGAGCAACAGCGAAAGCAGGCTGAGGAAAATCAACGGCAAGTCCAGCAACAATGGGCAAGCATTCGTGACACGATTGACCAAGGCGTAGTACGGGGATTCCAAATCCCTACAGCGGATCGCAATAAGTTCTTCTCATGGATGAGCGATGCCGTAGATAATCAAGGACGCACTCAACGTTTGATTGAGCGTGAAAGCATGGACTTGGAAACTCAAGTCGCAATGGAATACTTGCTTTGGAAGAAATTCGACCTCAACAAGCTTGTGTCCAACACACAGAATACCAAGAAAGCAAAGAATTTAAAGGAAAAGCTGCAGCAGCGTAAGCCATCCAATCAGCGTATGAAGGGAGGGCAGACCGCATACAAGGCACCAAAGAAACTTCCCTCATTGAAAGATCTTTTATAACCCTTAATTCTAAACTTTAGACCATGTCTGCTGACAACATTAAGAAGCTACGTCTTTACGAAGACACCTTCAACTCGTCTGCTATGACTGATGAGAACAGCCTCGCCGCTGCGCTCCTCACTCAACCGGACGTTCTCTCCCCTGTTATCACCCACCTCGCTGGACAAGAGGACAAGCGTTTCCCGCTTTCTTACTTGACTGAGGGTATGGGTGCAACTAAGTACATCAACGACATTGAGTACGATTACCCAGTGATGGGCCGTATGAACAAGGCGTTGGAGTGCAAGGCTCAATCCGGTACTGGAGCGAACCACACCCGAATTAAACTGACCTTTAATGAGCGTTGGTTCGTGCGCCAGTACATCATCGAAGCTCCAGACGGAACTCAGCTCCGTATTATGGACGACCCCACTCCTGTGGCGGACGGCTATGAGTACAGCTGTCAGTTGGTTGCTGCTGATGGTGCCGGTGTTAACGGTTCTGCTTTCACAAACAAGCTGTTCGTTCAGTTGTACGCACCTGCTGCAATGAGCGGATCACGCGGAAACGAGAGCCACTGGGTTGCTCCTTCCAAGATGCGTAACCAAATCAGCTTGATTCGTAAGTCTTACGCATACGAGGGTAACATGCCTGACCGTGTGGTGAACTTCGAGTTCAATGTTGGTGGCCGCTCTACTAACCTCTGGTATGACTTCGAGGAGTACCAGCACATGCTCCGTTGGAAGGAAGAAACCGAATACGCACTGTGGTACTCTCAGTACAACCGTGACTCTAACGGTATCATCCACTTGAAGGACGATAACGGTAAGCCGATTACTCTCGGTTCTGGTGTCCTCGAGCAGATTCCTAACGTGGATACTTACTCTGAGTTGACCGCGTCTAAGATTAAGTCTGTTGTCCGTGACGCTTTGTATGGCGCTACCGATGCTCAGCAGATGAACATCACTCTCTTCACCGGTATCGGTGGTATGGAAGAGTTTGACAACGCGATGAAGAACGAGATTCAGGCCGGTACGTACATCAAGAACACTGATCCTTCTAGCTTCATTGGTGGAAGCGGGTCTAACTTGATGCTCGGCGGTTACTTCACGTCTTACCAGCACATCGATGGTCACGTAATCACTGTTCGCCACTTGCCTCTGTTTGACCACGGAGCACGTGCCTTGAACAGCGACCGTCACCCGGTTACTGGTTTGCCGCTTGAGTCTTACCGTATGGTCTTCCTCGATATGAGCACCTACGATGGTGAGCGTAATGTCCAGTACATCTCCCGTAAGGGCCGTGAGTTGGTCCGTTGGGCTGTGGCTGGTGCATCTGTGCCTCCTGGCTTCGGTGGAAACGCTCTCCGTGCGACTGACGTTGATGGCTCTGCTGTCCACTTCATGAAGGAGTGTGGTGTGGCTATTCGCCGCGCAACCAATTGCTTGCACCTCGAGTGCACTAAGAGCTAATCTTAGCGTCTGATTCGGAAGGGGGAGGGAATGGTCCTCCCCCTTTCTTTTACTAGAAACTCATTAGATACAATAGATATGTCTTCACACTTAGTTACCATCAACCGTCGTCCGAATAACACAAACTTGCCGGACGAGGTATACGCCGATTCCAAGCGTAAAATTGGATCAGTCTTTACAGCCGCCGGTGACATTGTCCGGGGCTTGACCTTCGCTGAACAAAAACAATACTTGCCTGAGGTCATTGGCATGTCGCCAACTGACCAAGGTTTTGGCCGTGCCTGCAAGGAGTACTACCTCAATCTTACTGTCGAGGTGCCTGCTGCCGGTTTGGACCTAGAGGTAGGCTTGGACGAAGAGGGACATCCTCTGTCTGTGCTTGACTACATCAAGTACAAGTTTATTATGGCCCACCCTCACGTTGCAAAAGATGAGGAGGAGTTGAGCGGCAGCAAGAAGGTTCGTTACTATATTTCAGATGCTCGTAAGGAATTGGCTGAGGCTTCTGCTGGCTTGACAGTTCGCAAGGATGCGTTCAAAGAGTTTATGAAGCTCACTGCAAACGAAGACCGGATGAATATGGTCTTGCATGTGTACGGCTATAACCCGGGCAAGCTTACTGTCGATGAGAAGGAACTCCAATTGGAAGAACTCCAAGAGGACAATCCAGAGTACTTTATCGATATTTGCACTGATAAGAACTTAGAGATTACCGCCTTGATTAATCAGGCACTTTCTCTTGAGGCCCTTCGTCGAGTTGGCAACAGCATTTTAGATGGTGATATCACCTTAGGAGACTCGATGGAAGAAGCCGTCCTCTTCCTGAAAGACAAGAAAAACTCTAACGTTTTGACGGCCATTAAAGCCAAGCTAAAGGCTTTCGCATGATATGACTGTTCAGGAGATGCACTATGCAGTAGACCAGGGGCTACAGAAAGTAGCCTCCTCGGTGTACGATTACTTTATCCCAGAGGAGATTGACTTTTGGTTGAATCGCGCTCAGGAAAGGTTTATCAAGCAGCGTCTCTATCGACAGACAGATCCTAAGAAACTAGGATTTGAGGGTAATGTCAAGCGCATGGATGATTTGCGGTTGCTCATTACCGTTGACTATACAGATGGTGTCACGCCGGATGCTACGGTAGACTTCATCAACTTTGATTTACCGATCGACTATATGTTCCTCGTCAATGCTCGCGTGACTTTTCATGTGAATCATTGCGGGGAACAAGTCGATACGGACGACCCGGAGACT